TTACCCTCTCCTACTTGAAGATCAGCGATTGAAGCAAAACGTTGGCCCGCTGAAACCACGACACCCATAAGCTGTAACAAAGTTGCAGACGGTTCTTTAAATGGCAACGTCATAAATGAATCTCTTATGTTACCGCCTGGTGCGTCTACATCTCTAAACTCTCCTGGTTGTATCGATTGTGCATCATCTCTAATTCTAATACCACGCATTTTAAAACCTGCGGGTAAGTTAGAAAGAGTTCCTGCATCAAGCAACGATCTTAGTGCCGTTGTTGCTGTTCTCGATAATCCACCGATCATGTGAATTAAACCAAAACCATAAAAACCTAAACCAGGTAAAAATTTAAAATGTACAAAGTATGGAATCTTTTGTTTTTTAGGATCTGCTATTTCATAGTTTCTTCTAATAGATAAAATCTCTCTTGAACCCTCTTCTATGGTTACAATGTAAGGAAGTTTAATTCCTGTCTCTTGACCATCAGGTCCACGATCCTCGAATCCTTCTAAATCTAAATTGATATGAAATTCAAGAAGTGTGTACATATCTTCGTTAAAAGTTCTTTTAGTTCCTTCTAACATTCTTTCTTTTTTTTCTACTTCAGTTTCTTGATTAAAAGGTCTTGGTAATTCTATGTCTCTATAAAATCCAGCGACTTGTTGTTTTCTTAAATCATTTTCAGAAATTTTAATACGGTGGATCACGGCCTCTGCATCTTCTAATGAAGTTGCATTATATGGAACTATTAAATCATCAGCAGGGACGAACTTTGAAACCGTCCTGCCTAAAAGATCGTCGTAGTAGACTTTCTTAAAGGCAGATCCGGAAAGAGGGAGATAAAAAAGCATTTGGTCAAACTCTGGTTCATACTCTTTCATCACATCCATGAGCTGATAGTTCATGAATTCTTTAACACGATTTGCTTGGTCATTCTTTTGTGGAGTCTGGACTCCGATAACTCTTGTTCTTACAGGTCCATCTGCAGGTAACAATTCTTTATATGCCAAAGATTGAAATTGAGTAACCGCTTCTGATAGCACGGGGTGTGTGGCACCACTTGCGCCTTGAAAAGGCTCTGCAGGAGTTTCGTATTTAAATCCTAACAGATCTAAACCTTTTGCATAAGAAGTTTCCCAATCTTTTCTTGAAGATTTATATTCTTGATAATTTTGTGCTAACTCTGAACCAAGAGGATTTAGTGTTTCCTCTGGTAATAACTCAGCTAGATTATCAAAGTGACTTTCACTTTGCTCTTGGCTAAAGGCTCCTGGTTCAAAATTAATCTCAACACCACCATCGTCTAATGGTGTGATTTCTGTTTCACCTTGGTTAGGTAAATTTTCTTGAATCTCTATTTGTTGTTCTGCCTGCTCTTGTGGTCCAGGTATTTCAACCTTTTTGTTTGGCAGGCTTTTGTCTATTGCCATGTTTTTTCTCCAATCTTACATCTTTAACAGTATTATATTGAATATTCAACCCTTGAGGCATAGGCCCTGATTTAGGGGGTACTGTAGTCGTTAATTTCTTATATTTGCTAGGATGTTTAAATACGAATGTCATTACCAATAATATTTATATTTTTTCTTTACCTTCATTTTATCTTTATAGTCATCATCCAAGGTAATAAAACCACCTTGTCTAAATCTCATAACAGCTTGTGTCATAGAGTCGACCAAATCATCATGGTCACCATACGGGAAAGCTGCACATTCTTCAACCATTTCTTGTGCAAATTCTTGTTTTAATGGAGCCCATATCATACCTGCCTCAAAAACAGGAGATACAGAGTTAACTCTTGCGACTTTATCTTGACCCTTTGATGGTGTGTAATTGTTTGCAGGTATACCCATCTGTCTGAGCTCATACATCAAAGGCAGTCCAGATGCTTTAGCTTCAATCAACACAGTATCAGGATTCCAATATTTATATTGTTCATAAGCAATTCTTTTAAGTTCTGGAAACTCGTATCTACCTTTTAACGAATCTAATAATATTAATTGTCTTGGTGAGTCTTCGTTTGGTCTAAAAACACCCCAAGTAGTTATTGCAGAATAATCTGCAGTTTCTTTTTTAAGATATGCTGTGTCGTAACTTTGAATAATGTGATCTAATATTGGCATGTGTTCATGTTCCCATTCTTGCCACCATTCTCTTTTGATTAATGCTCCTTCGTCTGAGGTTGGATCTTGCATGTATTGTGCATTCCATTTACTTATTCCTGCAGAAGCTTTTACAGCTTCAAGGTCCTCGAGCCGCCAGTATTCAGGCCATACAGGTTTACCACTTGGCATGATTGCAGGAAACTCAACAACATCCCATTTATCTGCTTTCTCTTCTGCTTGTGCCTTTAATAACATTTCTGTTAAATCTTTTTTACTCCATCTGGTCATGACTAAAATAATTCTACCACCAGGTTGAAGACGTTGTCGTGGTCCAGACGTGTACCACTCGTACGCTTTCTCAAAAGCATTTTTCGAGTTCATATCTTGCTCAGAATGTGGATCATCGATAATTAATAAATCAGCACCTCTACCGGTCACCGCACCTTGGACACCGACTGCAAAGTATTCACCACCTTGTGCCGTGTTCCATCGTCCTGCTGCCTTGGAGTCTTCTTGAAGTCTTGTTGCAAAAAGATCTTGATACTCCTTTGAGTCAATCAGGTTTTTGGTTTTACGACCAAAGTTCACGGCTAGTTCTGCTGTGTGGGTTGCCTGTATGATTTTTAATTCAGGATCGTTTCCTATCATCCACGCAGGTAAGAAGTAAGATGCAAACTCAGACTTAGTATGTCTTGGTGGCATATTAATAATTAATCTGGTTTTTTCACCAGATGCTATCTTGTTAAATTTTTCAGAAATGATTTTATGATGTTTACCCTCTATAAACTGTGGCCACATTCTTTTTACAAATGTTAAGAAGTCTTGTTTTGCAGCCTCTTTCTTTTGAAACTCATACCCTTCAATAATATCTCGCTTTAGTTTTTCTCTAGCTTGAATATCAGGGATTTTATTTATTTGATCTAAGGTTAGCTTCATATGGAACCACAAAGTATTTTATAGGATAAATTATGTAAATCAAGCTATATAGGGGTATACGTTAGGATCCCTTTTGCAAAAAAGGGGATCGACTAAAGTAAAAAAGTCAAAAAACCAAAACGGTCTGGTACCTCTATGAGGGGTGAGAGATCGGGGTGGGTCCCGCCCACATGCTCTTCTCTGAGCTGCAGCTATGCAGTTTATGCATAGGATATTGTAGGATAGCCCATGCAAAAACCACATGGGCTATTTTACTAGTATTATGTCAACAACCTCGCTTTCGTTTTATCATTAACTTGAGTATCAATTCCAATTCCATTGCCTTTGGATTGTCCATTAGCATATGCCATTCTATCCCTAATACTTAATCTAGATTTAGAGTTAGTTAACTTTATGCCTTGCTTTGCTAACCAATCGGTCAAAGCTTTTTGCTCTGATTTATAAAGCATTGGCAATCCATCTGGATTTGCAATTGGTTGATACTCTGGAACAATTGAAAGATATTTTTCTTTCAATCTTTTGCAAAGTCTATTTGCAACACCCAAAGTAAATGCGTGTTTTGCTCTTCTTTTTTGTAATGACGGTAATTTAACATTTTTAAATTCTTGTTCCGTCAATCTCTTTACAGTTCTAACAAAATAATTACACATTTCTGTTGCAACAATTCTATTAGATTCTCTACCTACAAAATGAGCAATTGTTTCATTTTTGTAAGTTTCTCGATTATATTTTGTAGTTGTATAAAACTGACAAAAATACAATTGAGCCGTTTGATGTCTGATCCATCGTTGCCAAACATTTTGATCAACAACTTGAGTTTCTTTTTCGATCGGTTCTTGATCTTCATCTTTAATATCACTTAAAGATAAATTGTGTTGTTTTAAAAGTTCCAAAGCTTTTTCTGATGCCATCATCGACTCATTCTCTGATGCGCCGTTTTCCTCGGACATCGCTAAAAGCTTTTTGATCTTATTTATTATATCTTTCATTTTTGCTCCTTTGTTAATGTATAGGATTTTATATGAAAGAATTTTTTATTGCAAGAAATATTTTTATTTTTTTTATGGGTGGGTCCCGCCCACATGCTCTTCCCTGCAGCTGCTGCATAAATGCAACAGCTGTGGGTTTTTTACAACATTAAGCCGAAACTAAATCTTTCCAAGATTTTTTTTCGTCTTGAACAAAGGACTTGTAAAAAATTTGTTGAATTTTATAAGAGTTAATCCAATATTCAGATGGAGTTAATCTCTCAATACAGTCCTTTGCATCTTTGTAATTTTTAGCATCAGTTAAAGTATCAAAGCCTTTGGCAACTGTAATTTCAGTTTTGCCATTGTCTTTATCTTCTTTAATTTTTAACACTAAAAATGTTGAGTGTGTATTTTCCATTTTTTTGTTCTCCTTTCTATTTGACAATATAGTGATATAGGATAATATGTCAATAGAAAGGAAAAAATAAATATGTTGGACAAAGGAACAAAATTCTTCGTTACTTGGACACCACAACACATCAATGGCGAAGAAAATTTTCACGGTCAAAGTGTTTCGAGAAAAGGCACTTGGGACGAGAAAAGTAAAATAGGTATAAACAAAAAAACAGGAAAACGTTATATGACTTTTTGGGACAGAGACAGAGAAAGATACACAACTGCAAACTCTGATATTGTTTCAATAACATTTAACATTTTTCAGAATGGGACAAAATGAAAAAAGTAGAAAATAAAATTTTTTCTTTTTATCATTGTAAAAAATGTTTAGAGGAAAAAGGAAATTATATTTCTGCTCGAGACTATGCATCATTTGAATTTGGAGCAACGGAAAAAGGTTTTCAACTTTGGTGTACTAGGCACGAGGAAAACGTTTTGGCTTTAGATTTGTTGGGTCAAAAAGTAGCCTACGATAAATAAAAATTTCTGGGGCGGTGTGAGCTGCCCCAGAAAAAAAAAATAAGGGTGGGTCCCGCCCACATGCACTTAACAAAAAAATAAGGGTGGGTCCCGCCCACACGCACCACCCACTACATCTTGTGTCAATCACTTTTTAGTTGAAAATAAATTATTTTTTTCTTGATTGTAATGTAGGATATTATATATCTTATCCTATTAACAAAGGAGGTATAATTATGGGTTTCGATTTATATGGAATGAACCCTTACAATCCAAACAAGGCAATCAAGCCTGAGATGGATTGGGATAGTCGACCGACTAGAGAAGAGACTGATAAATACTTTAAAGAAAAAAGTAAATATCAAAAAGAAGTAGTTGGGGATTATTTTAGAAACAATGTTTGGTGGTGGCGTCCACTTGCAAGTTATGTAATTAAATTTACAGGTTGCATAGATGAAAGCGATCACGAATATTGGAGTGAAAACGGAGGTCACGAAGTTGACGATCAAACGGCAAAACAAATTCATAATCAACTGAAGGTACTGATCGAAAGCGGTCATACTAAAAAGTTTGAAGATGATTATGAGAAGGAAAGACTAAAAGCAGAAAAACACAACGACAAGGTTGAAAAGGAATTAGAAAAATTTTGTAAGAGTGTTGAAAAAAAATTGGGTAAAACCAATCTTGCTCCAAACGACTTTCCAAAAGCTGATCACGATGAATGGGAAAGGATTTACCATAAAAGAAAATGGAGTGCATCCTATCCTTTCAGTGTAGAAAATGTAAAAGAGTTTGCGGAGTTTTGCAGATTTAGCGGAGGTTTTAAGATCTGTTAAAAATTTAAGATCATGGGCGGAGCTTCCGCCCCTGATCCCTGGTCCATTGATGACATTAAATTGTGCACAGCTACAATGGACCTGGGATCAGTTCTGGGTCGTAGGTTAATAGCCGTAAATCGTGACCCCAGACTGGTCGAGCTGCAGCAGGGACGGGCAGCGCACTGTGCGTTGACCCTGAGGCTGCAGCTCCAAGCCACAAGCCACAAGCTTTTATTTTTTTTGGGTGGGTCCCGCCCACAAGCGCTCCTCGAAAATAAAAAAATTTTTTTCTTGACTATCTCCCACAATATCCTATATTTAAATTATGAAATCAAAAGAAGCATTGCAGCTAGTTGGCGGCCTTTCGAGGCCGTCCAAAATGCCGGGTTGGTCCTATGGCCTGCCGGCTGCGGAATGCAAAACCGGTTCGAAGCTTCAGAAGGTTGAAGGCTCGACTTGTTCTAATTGTTACGCCCTGAAGGGTTGTTACGTCTTCAAGGTTGTTCAAGCTGCACAATACCGAAGGCTGGAATCTATAAAACATCCTGGCTGGGTTGCTGCTATGGTTCATTTAATTAATTCAAAAAAATCTAAATATTTTAGATGGCACGATTCCGGGGATGTCCAGGATCTTGATCATCTAAATAAAATTTATCAGGTTTGTGAGCTTACACCAGGCGTCAAGCATTGGCTGCCGACTCGTGAAGCGTGGACACAGGAACACGTCGCGAAAGCTCCAAAAAATCTGGTTGTAAGATTCTCAATGCCGATGATCGACCAGGCGCCAGCTGGCGCCTGGCCTAATACGTCAACAGTTGTAACTAAGGCTGCGACTTGCCCAGCTCCAAAACAAGACAACGCTTGTGGTGACTGTCGAGCGTGTTGGGATCCGAAAGTTAAAAATATAGCTTACGGTGAGCATTAAAAAAAATATATTTTTTTGGGAGGGCCCCGCCCACAAGCACGCACCAGACCACAAGCTACAAGCGCTCAAGGAACAAGCAACAAGCTGATAGGCCACAAGCCACAGGCATAGGGTGGGTCCCGCCCACAAGCGCGTGGATCTCGGTCCCTTCATAAAGTTTTATAGCCCTCTGACCGAGGGCCTTTGGCAGCTCTTTTACCAGTATGAAAGTGTTCTTAGGATGTCTAACATGAAAGGATATTTGGTGTGGTGAGAAGACAATTTTCTTAGCTTTTTTTAGCTTTAATTCTACAGTGAAAAACTTGCTAGAATTATTATACCCCAATAGATCAGGAGTCCCGTGTGCAGCACTATTTTCCAAGCGTGTAAATGATAATTTGCGATTATTTTTAATATTGAACGCTTTAATTTCATGCCAAAATTTGGTCTCTCCTTTATTCATTTCAAGCTAATTTTCAAGCTAAGTGGTATCTCCAACTTTCTTCAAAATCTTACCCATATTCCAGGTTTCAGCCTTAACTGTAAACACCAATCTATGAGATTCTCTATGACCAATTATTTTATTTTCTAGCAATTGTAAAGAGGTAACATCATAAAATTTACCGTCAGGTAAACATACTTGAACCCTTGCATCTTGAGCTGCAGGTGATTTCATCATCTTATCTAGTACTTGTCTTAATAATCTTCCATTCATTCTGACTTGAAATATATCCTATAATTTATATAATTCAAGTATGGGAGTACCAAAAAAACTAACAGCAATGCAAATTAAATTTGCTAATCTAATAGTGTCTGAAGAGGGTAGAATGACAGCAACAGATTGTGCAATAGCAGCTGGATATGCTGAAGACTCTGCTCACGTAACTGCCAGTAGATTACAGGATCCAAGACATTATCCTTTAGTTGTTGAATATATAGGTAGTAGAAGGTCTGAGCTTTTAAAAAAATATGATATAACTTACGAGGGGCACCTTGCAGAGTTAGGCAAATTAAGAGATGAATCAAGAAAAAATAAAGCCTGGTCTGCTGCCATAAACGCTGAAGTTGGTAGAGGTAAAGCAGGTGGATTACAAAACAATAATGAAATACATCTTCATAAGCACGAGAATACTTCACAAGAAGACATAGATGCGAGAGTAAAAGAAGCTCTTAAATTTTACCAACCAATCATTGATAAGGATGCTCAGGTAATTACAGCCGAGTTATCTTCTTCACCCACTGACGAGGAATCATCGTCCGATCCCCAAAAGTAATACCATCATCATCTTTATCGTAAGATGCAAATAACTTTATTGATTTATTATCTTTAGAATATAACCAACCTTCGTTAACTGGTCTTGCTAATTTCATTTTATCAAACTCTTTATCTGTAGCCCAACCACTATCACTAACGCAATCAATCCATTCAACCCTCACTCTTGGATAAGGTATCTCTGGAGAGCTGTCTGCTGCTATTCTCTTACGTCTTTTTTTGGGCATATCTATTTATACACCCTATAGAACTTTTTTCTAGGAGACATTTTTCAATATTTCATTTTCATATGCGCGCGTACGGAAAATTTGTAACATTTGAAAAGTCAATGTTTATGCGTATTGTAACACGTGTAACATGGCTATGTTACAATTTGATTTTAAATAAATGGCTT